TTCTTATGAAGATTCTTTTGAAACTAAAGGAGCAATGATTGCGTTGACGGGTTCAAATCCCCAATACCCCAACAGTCATGTATCATGGACGTTTATAAACCCGAGATTTTATTGGAAAGAGGAATCAAACGTTGATTTAGGTAAATATGTTCTGCCATTAAATCCAACAACTTCCAGTTGGAATAGTATTCCGGCCAGCTCTGAATACGTCAGGGTATTCGATATGAGAGACCGCAACTATTATGATGGCAGATTTACCTTTACCAATGGCGTTACTGCCTCTTTGTACGGTACTTCGAGTTGGGCCATTAGTGCTTCTTATGCTACATTAACATCATCATATGCTAAAACTTCTTCTTTTGCTCACAATATAAAGGCATCTAATTTAGCTAATGTCTTTTGCGAAGCATATTATGATGACATGGAATTGGACTACCACCCTTTATTCAAACGCAATTTTTATTTTACAACGATGTCGGCTGTAACCGACCCCGGCAATTTGTTCTGGAACAATAAATATCATGTACCAATGGATGGTGTATATTTCATTACAACAAAATTCAGAGTGTCAGATATAGCTAATGCTGGAATTAGTTATGGCCAGGGAGCAGATACGGACCGGGTCGATTCCCCCAATTTTGTATGGTTTGAGACGAATCAATACCGAAATGGTAGTGTCAATACGAGGATTTCACATTTTAACAGTGGCAGTGAAATTGGATTAGTATATTATTATGATAATAATTATGATGGAGAACTTACCTATGCTAATATGACTGTACAATTGCTATACCCAGATTAATTATGGCGGTAAAAAAACATAAATCAATGAGACATATTTTTATATTTGATAACATATGGAAAATGGCTACGTCTGTATTGCTGGTGTTGGGAATTTATTTAAACGCAAAAACAGATTCTTATATTAATCCAGAAGCGGAAATTTCAGCTTCTACTTGTAATATTACATATGGAAAAAATATTATTGGAACTGGTACATGGAATCCAACTGATGTGACGAGTCCGTTCTGGAATTGGACAATAATATATATTAAATAATATAAATTATATTTACATTTATTTTTAAATATCATCTCTATTTATATGTGTAGTTATTTTAAATTTTAACAAGAAAGAATAGTTTATAATAATATGTCACAATCAATAAAAATTACAGAATCCGAATTTTCGGAAATTAAAATGTTACAAGGAAAATTTCAAGAATCCATTTTTAAATTAGGTAGTCTTCAAGTTGAAAAAATGGAATTAGACCGTCTTGTTACTGATTTTGTTGAGAAAGAAAAAAAACTTAAAGAAGAATGGATATCTCTTCAAAAACTTGAACAAGGACTTTTAGATAAGCTCATACAAAAATATGGAGAAGGAAATTTAAATATGACGGATGGAACATTTACTTCGACATCTCCAAAATAACCATTAATGGTTATGACTTCAGAAGAATTTATTTTTGAATATTTAAAGGCAGACCAAGATACGGGTGCCGGAGCATATGAAAAGATGATATCTGCTATTAATACCTTTAATTGGGAAGAAGTAAAAAATTATATTCTTAATCTTAAATATTATTATTTTTTACGAACATCTTATTGGTTAATAATTTCTCAAGAAATAAAACGACGGGCTAATTGGCGTTGTTCTTGTGGATGTCGAGAGAATTTACAAGTACATCATACTGAAGAAGGAAATGTTTATCACGGCGAAGAACATTTACTTAAAGGATTAGTATGTTTATGTAAAAAATGTCATCGAGAATTACATGGTGTTTTTATAAAAGTAGCTGATAAAAAACGCAGGCGAGATAATAAGAAAAAAGATATATTATCTCAAATTCCTTTTGGACCAATTAGAATATCAGAAAGTAACATAACGGGGTCTTCCTTTGGATTAACCAGAAAAATGTTAGAAGAAATGGAGCGAGAAGGTCGAATTTGGATAGACCGTCCCATTTATGATGAATGGCAAATTCATCGAATATGAACTACCCCTACGCTAAAGACGTAGTGGTTTCGGTTCCAACCAACCGCCCATTATTTTTAATGGGTCTTACATCAGGACAAACCGCTAACTCCGTAGTTCCTACGGTTAAATTTAATCCTTGCCGAAGGATATTTTGTGATGCGTTAAAATCTCTATCCAACCTTCGTTGGCATCGTGGACAATCCCATTCTCTCATATTCAATGTGAGATTATCATTTACATATCCACAATGAGAGCAGGTCTTGGAGGAAGGAAAGAACCTGTCAATCTTCACAAGTTTTCGTCCATACCAATCTGCTTTATAGGTTAATTGCCTCACCAGTTCTCCCCAAGAAACATCTCCAATGGATTTGGACAAACAATGATTTGCCATCATATTCTTAACACTTAAATCTTCCAAACAAATCACTTGGTTTTCGTTAATGAGTTTGGATGTTATTTGGTGAAGATGATTATGACGAATGTTGGCAATCTTTACTTGGAGTTTGCCAACTCTCAATCTTGCCTTGTCTCTACCTTTGGAATCTTTCTTGGTTCTACTTAATGCTTGTTGTCGTGTCTTTAATAGTTTCTCATATTTTTTAGTGGCCTTAATGTTGTCAAATCTCTGTCCATCGGAACATTGGACTAATGTTTTCACTCCTAAATCTATGCCTATGATTTTGTCCAGTTTGGATTTCTTCTCAATGTTTCTACTCACTCCAATACAAGCATAATATTGACCTGCTTTGTTTTTGATGATAGTGGCATAGTTAATCTCTCCTTCCACGGGTCTATGCTGGTCAATCTTTATGCCTTCCTTAAACTTTGGGAAATATATTCTTCCATCTTTAATCGTGACGAATTGTGGAACACGAAATGATTGCTTGTTCTTCTTACTCTTAAATCGTGGAAACTTTGCCAGTTTCTTAAAGAACCGATTGTATGCTCCATCCAGATGTTTAATGGCGTGTTGGAGAGATTGGGCATTACACTCATTCAACCATTCGGTTTCAGGTTGTTCCTTAATCTTGGTCAACTCTTTCGCCATATCCACATAGGTCAATGTTTTTTTGGCAAGTTGTTTCTCCTTCGCTTCAAGGTAAAAACGGGTTCTTCTATCTAAAAAGAAATTGTAAGTCCATCGTATGCTACCAAAGTGTTTGGACAACAGGACTTCCTGCTCTTTTGTGGGAGTTAGTCGAAGTTTGTATGTATAGTCCTGTTTCACAATATAATTATTCTATTCTACTTTCTGGAATATACATATATGAGAGAACAGAAAAACGATTAACTTTTTGTGAAGAAATATCATACAACATCACATTCCAAGTATCTACTCAAAGCACATCTTGTTTTTGTTTGTAAATATCGTAAGCAGTTGTTGACCTATCCCATTAACAAGGCGATGAAACAGATAATGTTTGATATTGCCAATGAGTCGGATTTTGAGATTGAAGTGGTGGAATGTGACAAAGACCATATTCACCTAATGGTGGACTATCCGCCTACCTTGGCCATTGTGAGTATCGTCAATCGGTTGAAAGCAGTATCCACTAATAGGATTTGGAAACAAATTGGTGTTTTGTTGAAAACTCATTTCTGGAAAGAAAAGACCTTTTGGAGTGATGGTTATTTCGCCTGTTCAACTGGTGATGTTTCTTCGGAAACAATAAGAATGTATATTGAGAGTCAGGGATGATTTTTCGCCATTCATCTCCTACGCTAAAGACGTAGGAGTTTTCTGGCGAACCAAAGATAAAACCCCCGCCGAACAGCGGCGGGGGGTTAAAGAGATATGGTTAATGGTAGTCAAACAAATGAACGTTGTTAATCCTATTAACCTCAATCTCCATCTTTGTGACCAGTTTGGTTGAATATTATTTAATAATCCAACCAATTATAAATATATTTATATTCTTTCAAAATTCTTTTCTTTTAAAAATATTTTCTTTATTTTTTAATTTCTTTATAAAATTTTTAATCTTCTCAATATTTAGGAGATATTTATAAACAAGTCAACAATGAACTTTCTAAAGGAATAACTTATGCCAATAGTAGAAGGTGGAAGATTTTCTCCTGAAAACCGTATCGTTAGCCCGGGAGTATTTACCCGAGAAATAGACCAATCCGGAATTGCTCAAGGCGTAGCAGAAATCGGAGGCGTTGTAGTGGCTCCATTTGCTAAAGGGCCGGGTTTCTCGCCAACTCTTTGTAATACCGTAGCAGAACTGCATCAAAAATTTGGAGTTCCGGACGGGACCTTGTATGGGCCATATACCGCCACGCAATATTTACAAGAAAAGGGATTTGTAACCGTTTGTCGTGTTGGGGCTCTTACGGGATATCATCAAAAATATCCGTGGTTTATTTGGGCTGAAAATGGTACTTGGACTCGAACGATAGACCGTGGTTGGACAGACCCGACGGCTTCTTTTATTTATATGGAAGGGGCGTGGTTCTCCGGTACTGCTAATACTTCTTATGTTGCCCCGGAAATAATATCCGATGTTATATCAGACGAGACTCGAAGTATTCATTATACTTCCAGCTTTGGAAATACGGATGCCGGTGTAATTTCAGTATCTTATTCTTCTTCTTTTGAAGATGGGGATGTTGGACACACCGCTTCTTATTTTACAACTTCATATTATGGTTCGGATTTTACTGGAAAAGTTGTATTTCCATATGTACCGATTCAAATAAAATTAATGCCCGATGCTGTTGGAGCAAGTGAAGATTTCTTCCCAAATATTACAGCTTCATGGTCAATTCCCCGTGATGGGTCAACCCTTTATCATGGACAAGTAATAGCAGGAATTCTTAGTGCTTCTTTTGAATTCAATGGTACACTAAATGTTCTTACTGCATCTGTTAATTCGGAATCAATTGTAAATGCAATTATCAACGAACATAAACTTGTCGGAGATTTAGATATTTTATCTCCTTTTGGATTTTTAACTTCGGCAGAACCATTTGACCAATCATATTTCAGCGAATTTGCTACTGTGCAAATTAGCCAATCGGTCGATTTCTGTAATCGTCCGACCTTAAACTTTTTGGGGTTGCTTGAGGGTCCAATTGGCCCATATGATGGACAATTTGTCCCGGGCTCAAATGTTTCCTATGACCAATGCTTACAACAATGGGTTGGCAGCGGCTCGGCCTACAAGGTGTTGGCCGTTTTGGCTGATACAGCATGGTCGGGCGTCAATACCAAGCTTGAGTCTCCTGGATTCCTTGGTTCAATTCAAAGCTACAATCCAAGTGTTTCGGGAAGTGAATTTGTAAATCATCAGTTTGATTTACAACTTAGTCAGTCATTGGATGGAGGATATGGTACTTATCATTTCTCTATTGACCCCAATGACCCCCAATATATTACTAATGTATTTGGGAAAAATCCACAGGCTGGTAGGCAAGATTTGTATGCCAGAGGAACAAAGAAAGAGGCCGCATATATCTATAAGATTTTTGAAGATGATATTGCGACAATTGTTGCCGACCCGGTTCACTGGAAGGTTAACGGAACGGTTATGCCTTCCGGGTCTTGGATTGATGAGCCGCTGCAATTTACTGACCAGTGGTCACTCGACCTTCTAAATGGAGATTCAGAGTTCAGTCTTACAAATGCTTACACTCCTTGGGTAATTTCTCAGCAAATTTCTCCTTGGAATGGAGGAGCTCCGACCCGATTCCCATTGTTCCGTTTTGCAACATTGGCTGATGGTACAGATACAAATACTCAATTTAAAATTGAAATTAACACTGTTAAATTAGCTGGAACTGTTGCTGGTAGCGAATGGGGAACATTTAATGTTGTGGTTCGTGAATATAGTGATACTGATAAACGGCCTAAGATTCTTGAACAATATCCTAATTGTAATCTTGACCCAACTTCGCCGGACTTTATTGCTCGTCGTATTGGTGATAGATACAATTATATCCGATACGATGGTAAAATTATTGAATTCGGCACGTACGAGAATCTTAGTAAAAATATTCGTGTAGAAATGGCATCCAATCCATATCCGGTAACATCGGTTCCTTATGGATTCCAAGCATATGCAACTCCTGTAAATGGACAAATGGGAAATTGGTGCAATCCAATGGCGTATGCAAAAGCATCTCTATATGGTCTGTTCCCAGGAAAATATGCTTCGGGAATTGACTTTAATGGTCCGCCGGTGGGGGCAGATGCAGAATTAACTTCTTTGTATCCGACGTCTTCGGCGGGAGTAGAACATTGGCGGGATAACCAACAATATTTTGCTCCAATTCCGGCGCAAGCTACTTCAGGACAAAATACCATTTTTGCTCTGGACGAAGTTATTACTGAAAATGGTGTGGGAACGGGTTCTTATTTAGACTCATCTTTAAACGGTGTTATTCCGTCAATTTACGACGCAGCAAATGAGACCACTTATGTAAAAATGCGTAAGTTTGTATTTGGGTTCCAAGGTGGATTCTCTGGTCAATCTCCGGCAATTCATATCAATACGGGGGCTGATATTACTGCGGGAAATACGCAGGGTCTAAATTGTGCCAATAGTACCACGGCGGGTTCAATTGCTTATAGACAATGTATCGGTGCTCTAGGAAATTCTGATGAGTTTGATATTAATCTAATTGTAACTCCGGGAATTATCTATTCATTGCACACATATGTAGTTAATCTTACAATTGAAATGTGCGAGGCTCGCGGAGATTGTTTCTACATCCTTGACCTGTATCAAGATGACGGCAATCCGACTGCCGGACAGATTGACGAAGTTGTTTCTCTTGCTAGCGAGTTGGATACTAGCTATGCCGGAACTTATTATCCGTGGGTTAAGATTAAAGACACAAACATTAATCAAATCGTAACTGTTCCTCCGTCAGTGGTCATGCCGGCCGTTTATGCCGCCAACGATAGGGTTGCTGGTGAATGGTGGGCGGCCGCCGGTCTAAATCGTGGTGGCATCCAACAAGCTAAACAAGTGACCGACCGCACTACTCATTTAGAGCGAGATACACTCTACGAGGGACGAGTTAACCCAATAGCTGCATTCCCAGGACAGGGAATTGTAGCTTGGGGACAGAAGACCTTACAAGTTAAGGCTTCCGCGCTCGACCGAATTAATGTTCGTCGTCTGTTAATTGAAATCAAGAAATTCTTTGCTTCTACAGCAAGATATTTGGTGTTTGAACAAAATACAGCCCAAACTCGAAATAAATTCTTAGCCATTGTCAATCCTTATCTTGAAAGTGTACAACAACGTTCTGGATTGTATGCTTTCCAAGTTGTAATGGATGATTCTAATAATACTCCAGACCTTATTGACCGTAACATTCTTTATGGTCAAATTTATTTGAAACCAACAAGGGCTGCTGAATTTATTATCCTTGATTTCAACATCCTTCCAACTGGCGTTTCAATGCCTAATGGATAAAATAAAAATATAAATTAAATATAAATCAAAGAAAGATGGCTTAAAGCCATCTTTCTTTGTACATATAAATCTTTGTTATTATTAATGCGTAAAGATATTTCTTCTATATTTATATTTGTAATATGGACCATGAATATATTAAACATATAATGGCGTCTCCTTATGTAAATGAAGGAGCATTTGACCGATTAAAAGCTAGAGGTGCCCAAGCAATGGGTTCTGTCGGGGCAATGGTTGGAAATCAAATTCAAAATCCACAAGAAACTCAACTGCGTTCTCTTTGGAAAGGATTTATATTTTCACTTAAAAAAATTATGAATGATTGGTCAAAAAATGTTTCGCCAATGTTTACTGCTAATGTTAAATTGCCCGATGAAAGACAAAAATATATAAAAGAAACTTTGGATTCATTGGCAAAAACTTTAGAGCCAATGTTTACAAATAAAGTTACTTCTTTTGAAAGGGGATATGGGCCGGGGAGCGCCGGCTCATCTGTATATCCAAATTATAAACATCCTCAATCTTCAAATTCTCCGAATCCCACCATCGAAGAAGGATTTGGAGACGCTATGAAGGGATTATGGGCCGCGGCCAATCGGGGACTGGGAGCAAATAGAGCACTGGCATCTAATAATCCTTCTCGAATTTTAGATTCATATAAAAACCAAGTTTTATCTACATTTAATAGATTTATAAAAGACGCGGTTAAAGTGACTAATTTATCAGTTCAACGAATTTATAATTTACTTGCTAAGATGCAACCTGAATTGTCGGGGTGGCAGGCAGCGGGTAATATACAAAAAGTTATAAGAAATATTAATGCTCTTCAAAAAACCGGCGATATTTCGGGGCAAAAATCTGATTCGCCTGCTCGTTCGGGCGGAACTGCAGGTACGACGTCGCCGGAAACTTCATCAACACCGCCGAAAACTGGTGGAGGGTCGGGGTTAGAACCCCCAACGGCTGCAGGAGAAAGTCCGGAAACTATGCCAAGTTCAGAGGCAGGAGATTCCGAAACGCCCCCTAAAATGCCATCGACAACACCGGGGGCACCTGTGCCGGATTCTGAAGAGCCGGAAACAGAACCGGAAGAAGAGCCGGGAGCACCGGGAGCACCGCCCGCTTCGGGAGCACCGGGAGCACCGACATCCCCGGGAGCACCGACATCCTCGAGAGCACCGGGAGCACCGACATCCCCGGGAGCACCGGGAGCACCGGGAGCACCGACATCCCCGGGAGCACCGACATCCTCGAGAGCACCGGGAGCACCGACATCCCCGGGAGCACCGGGAGCACCGGGAGCACCGACATCCCCGGGAGCACCGGGAGCACCGGGAGCACCGGGAACGCCAAGTGCGCCTCCAAGCGCCCCCCCGGGCGCGACCCCCCCTCTCTTAGACGTTGGTGAAATAGATAAAGAAGGAATTGGCTCAGCAGAATATCCTTATATTATTTTACATGCAATTAAAATTATTATTAATGCTATAAAAACCGACTTTTCTCGTACGGGAAATTATTTTGATAAAGATAGCAGTGGAAATTATAAACCTCTTCCAACTACTTTTACTGAAACAATCGATAGAATAATGTTAAAAGACCTTATTCTTCTGAAAGAAAGGAGAAGAGGGGGAGGGAGAGGAAGAGAGGGGGCAAGAGGTGATGGGCAAGCCGGGGGAGAAGTAGAAATACCGGATGAATTTCTTTATAATTTTCATAGTAGATATAATAAATATCCTGGACAACCATTTTCTATTGAAGTGCCCGCTGGAAGAATGGGCAAGGCGGTACCTGGTTTAAATGGGGTTAACATTAAAGTTATTTGGAATGTTAATAGACATCTTAATAGAATATATGTAGTCGTTTATAAAAACGGAAAAGAATCCGGTGCTATTATGATTATGCAATTTTATGACCATCATGTTAATCCAATAGCAGGCGCAACAAAAAGCGGAGACGAAAATGAATTTAAAATTGATAAAATAGTAAAGGCCGTCAATCCACATATAAAAAGCCGATTGGCAGAAGCACCCCCGACTATACGGCAGGCGATTGAACAAGAAACCGAAACCTTTATGCGAGCATTATTAGCAACGGTTAGTCGTAAAAGTATGGAATTTAAATCTAAGTCTGGTCGAAAGGTATTTCCTTTAACATGGGATGATTCTGGCAAGGTTACTTATAAAGATGCACATGGAAATTCTATAACTATAAAACAAAACGATGTAATTAATATATTAAAAGGAAATTATGATATAGCTAAAAAATGGGAAGATTCTCTTGATTATGCAGGATATTTTGGAAAATTTAATACGCTTAAGCCTATTCCTATTGTAGAACAAGGTGAATTTTTAAAAGCTCTTAGCCAGATGGTTATGAGCGGGGTTGATGAAAATTCAGCCAAATCGATTTTAATTAGTGCTTGGATAGAATTACGTCGAAGATATAATAAATCTCCTGATAATATTACGGCTGCTGATTTAATAAATGTAGCGAGCGGTACCGCTACACCGCCGGCACCGGCACCGCCAGCGCCAGCGTCGAAAGGAGCACCGCCCGCACCGGGAGCACCAACGGCAACGCCGGGAGCACCGACATCCCCGGGAGCACCAACGGCAACACCATCAACGGAACAAGGAAAGGAAGTATATAGACTTGCAAAAACTGTTCTTGAAAAACGAGGGCTAAAAAATGTTGATATAATTCTTCAAAAAGCTTATACTGAATTAATTAAAACAAAGAAAGAAAACGAAATTAAAGCCGAAGACTTTTTTGAACAAGTACTATTTCAAAAATATACAGAAATGGTAACATCTCTTCAAAACGATGGAATAAACGTTAATACAAAAAATATTACGCCTGTTTTTCAAAAACTTTTTCAAAAAAATCCTAATTTTGATTATTCGGAATTTAAACAAGAAATTCTTAAGGTTTCTACTTTGCCTGCGAATAAATCAACTTCTAAAAATAATGGAAAGATTGAAATTGAAGGGAATGAACTTGTATGGGAAAATCCTACGTCTCATGAAATTCATCATATTAGTTCAGACCAAATAGAATATTTTGTTAAAACAAAACCAAAATTTTTAGCAGCTTTACAAGAAAATCCAGAAATTTATAAAAAATATAAAGAAATGATTAATAAAGCTATACAATCTAAAAAACAAAAAGATACAAGCGGAGAAAAAAAGAATCCAATAAAAGAATTTTGTGTTTTAATCAACCCATTCAATTTTGATAATTTAATATATTAAACGTATTTTACTTAGAGTACTTACTTAGAGTACTTACTTAGAGTACTTACTTAGAGTACTTACTTAGAGTACTTACTTAGAGTACTTACTTAGAGTACTTACTTAGAGTACTTACTTAGAGTACTTATTATTTATAATATCTTAGTATTGTACATTGTAACTAAGAAAGAAATTTTGTCAATTTATTATAATGAAAAATACAGATTATATTTTATATTTAGACATGGACGGAGTATTGGTTAATTATGCTCGCGGGTGGTCTAATGTTGCTAAAAAAACTGGTTTAAGAACTTTAAATTCTTCTGAAGATAAATATACTGAAGAAGAATTAGCACCGATTTATAATAATATTGCCATTCCTGATTTTTGGAGAAATCTTGATTGGGAGCCGGGCGGAAAAGAATTGTTTAAAATATCCAATCAACTTTTTGAAAAGGTCCATATTCTTACTTCAACGGGGTCTAAAGATGATATAGAGTTTCATGAAATTGTTTCATTGGGAAAAATGCAATGGATTAAAGATAATATAGGCAATCAATTAAATGTAAAAAATATTCATATTGTTGATGAAGGAATTGCAAAGGCAGAATTTGCAACTCCGCTTTCAATACTTGTAGATGATAATTTAAAAACAATTGAGGCGTTTGATATGGCCGGAGGATACGGAATATTACATAAATCGTCTAAATATCAAGAAACGATTTTAGAATTAGTAGATTTATCTTCTCCTTTAACACTAGGGGAAGTTTTAAAACAAATTCCTATCATTAAACGTAAATTTTGGAATCAAGAATAAATATTATAAAATATGAATCGGTCTTTGAATAAATTAATATCGGATACGGTTGAGCAGGCGTTTGCAAATGCCCCGGAAAAACTCATAAATCGGGAAGTACAAGAAATTCAAAAGGATATATGTCCTCATTGTAAAAAGAAAATTCAAGAGAAAAATGATTATACAACAAATGGAGGCGTTACGTGGCGACATCGAGATTGCGGGGGATTGCTTGCTCGCCCCGAAACTTCCGCTGAACAGATAAATAATTATATTCGAACATTTATTAAAGAATTTTCTGAGATTACAAAAGAAGCGAAAGCATTATTAGGACATGCTCCGCTTCCTTCAGAAGAGCCCGGCGGAACGATGGCTGCCGTTAATACTTCGGGATTGGCTAAAGAATCGGAAAGAGATTCAGAAATTCCTTATAAATTTGAAGATGAAGAAAGTGGAAACATTGGTGCAATAGATAATGACCCGAAAGCACCAGATTATGACTCGTCAAAGCCACCAGTGATATTACATCCGTATCCCAAATCTGTTCCTCAGTTTGGAGTTAATGAAATTAAAATTGCTAAGCATGTAAAATCTAATATTAAAGTTGACAATGGCTAAATTTCGAATATATAATGAAGATTTATGCCCGGACCTCTGGGATTCTGCTCAACGTCTTGACCCCAAGATAAGACTTAATTTACTTCAATTGGCCCGGGATTTTTATGAGAAAACTAAGTTTTCTGCGCCGATTATTGATGTATATCTTATGGGGTCTATGTCCAATTATAATTGGACGGCAAATAGTGATGTTGATGTTCATATTATTATAAATTATCAACATCTTAAAATGCCTATAGAAACAGCAGAAAAAAGTGTTAAAATAGCTAGTACGCAATGGAATTTTGAACATAATGTTTTTATTAAGGGGCATAAGGTAGAAATGAATATTCAAAATTCAACTGAGAAGAAATTATATGTAATGGGAATTTATTCTCTTATGCGAGACCAATGGGTTCGCAAGCCATTTAAAATTCCGCCTCATATAAATAGAGATATTTTAAAGTTTCAATATAAAGTTATGAAGGATTATATTTTGAATGCTATAGCCAGTAAGAATCAAGAAAAAATGATGGCCGTCAAAAAATATTTGGATGCTTATCGTCAATATGGATTAGATACGAATGGAGAATTAAGTTATGAAAATATTATTTTTAAAATTTTACGTTCGCGGGGTATTATTAAACAACTTAAAGATTCTATTATAGCAGTTTATGACCAAAAAATGTCGGTCAATGAAGGGGGTAAAGTTACTGATAAGGATGTTAGTTCAATTCTTCCAAATTTTTCTCAAAAGGATTCTCCAGAGTTTGGCGACCCTAAGTTTGACCGAAGTTTTAATGACAAATGGGATGAAACGACGGGAGAATTTAAACTGGAACGATTGACTACCAGTGAGCTTAAAGCTTTACGAGAAAAAGCATATCGAATGGCACTGGGGCTAAAGAAGCAAGGACATATGCAATGGGCAAAACAACAACTGGAAAAATATGTCTTTTATGATAAAGAGTTACATCGTCGACTTGATTTTATTAATTCCCCGATTATTGAATCTCCTGTAATAACTCGCCAAGGAAAAATTGCATTATCGGACAACAAACCGCTTAAAAATAAAACTATTGAAGATGTAAATAAAAATATTGTTGTTATTCGACAGGGAGCGGGTGGAGGGTTAATGCCGGAAGGTTGGACATTAGTTTATTTTATGGATTCGGAAGAATCGGCACAGGCCATGAAACGCGGCGAAATCCCATATTTAATGGTTCCACGAGGAACGGGTTATAGTGGCGGAAATCCTATTACTGATATATGGCAGAAGCGGTTTCAAAAGCGCGGGACCGAACATATTCTTGGTGTATTAGAAGGGCATAGTGATAATAAAACCGTTTATATTGACATGATAACCGTTCGGCCAGGATGGAAGCGCAATCGAATTGCTACGTTGATGATAGATAGCCTTAAACGAAGGTTTCCCGAATCACAAATTTTAACTTCGTCGCAAACGGAAGATGGCCAAAAATTATTTAAAACGACCGGAGGAAAAGAATTTCACCCCGACGATAAAAAGGACGAAAATCGAAAGGGACAACATTTTTCAAAGTCTGAAGAAGTGTCTGAAGGCTATGGGGCAGGCATTCCTGAAGAAGACCGTTTAAAAATTAAAAATTCTGACGGGTCTGTTCGCAGATGGCAAATCCGAAGTAAAGATGCTCCCAAGACTCCAAAGTTAACGGAAGAAGAAGAAATTAAATCTCTATCTTCTTCGGATTATCTGGCCGAGTCTTTACTAGAACAAGGCGATTTTAAGCAGTTTAATAATCAAGATTTATATGTAGGTGCTATTTCTACAGACACTTATAAAGTTTATGCTCTTCGTTGTTCGCCATATAAACCTGCTTTATGTATTTCTCATAGTGATTTGCTTAAAAAATATCCTCTTCTTAAATATGAAAATGCAAATTGTTGGAGATATCGGAAGGATTTAAATACAGTTTATTGGTGGGATGCTATTCCAGACCAAAAAATAAAAGATGAACTGGATTACTGGGTAAGTCAAAATACGTCTAATAAAAATCCTAAACATGTTCTTATTAATCCACGCGATGAAGAATCGTATGATGAACTGGGAAAAAATTGGAACGAGTCTCATCCTGTTAATTATTTAAATGAATCGAGAATATGTAAAAGTGAAGATTTATATGTAGGTGCTATTTCTACAGATAATTATAAAGTTTATGCTCTTTGTGGTTCATCATATAAATCCGATATATATTTTTCTCATGGTGATTTGTTTAAAAAATATCCTTTTCTTACATATGAAAATGCAAATTGTTGGAGCTACCGGAAAGATTTAAATAAAGTTTATTGGTGGGATGCTATTCCAGACCAGAAAATAAAGGATGAAGTAGATTATTGGATAAGTCAAAATACACCTAATAAAAACCCGAAACATGTTGTTATTAATCCACGCGAATCGTATGATGAACTGGAAAAAAATTGGACCGAGTCCCATCCTTTTAATTATATAAATGAATCGAGAGCGGGTATAAATAAAAGAGAAGATTTATATTTAGGAAGTATTTCGCCCGAAAATTATAAAATTTATTATCTTCGCTGCCATCCGACTCAAAACATTACTTATTTTTCACATGCAGATTTATTTCAAACATATCCTTTTCTTAGATATGAAGAAACAAAAAATTGGAGATATCGTGCCGATTTAAATACAGTTTATTGGTGGAATGATATACCAGACCAAAAAATAAAAGATGAACTGGATTACTGGGTAAGTCAAAATACACCTAATAAAAACCCGAAACATGTTGTTATTAATCCAATAAGCGGAGTATTGGATGATGATTATAATGAAAGAAAAACATCTTGGCATTTTTCTCATCCCGGAAGTTTAATGGAGGTGTCAAAAAATCAGCTTAATAGTATTTCGGAAATTACTGGTGATATAAAACAACAAATGGCTGATGCTGCACAACGAGTATATGATGAATGGAAACAAGATGAAGAGGGAGTTGATATAGAGTTAGGTACCGGAGGTATTTGTCATATTATTGCAGATGAATTAATAGAAATTCTTTTTAAGAATAATATTTATAATCTTGATATTCAATGTTCAGACCAACCACACGTTTATCTTATTGGTAAATTTAAAGAAGGAATTTTTGTTATTGATATTCCATATTATGTTTATGAAAGTGGCGGAGGATTTTCATGGAAAAAGAAACCCGGAGTAAAGTTTAATTCTAATCATGTTATAATTTATAAGCTTGATGAAGATACTCGACAATGGGAAAAATATGTGACTGATTATGATTAAAATTAAGACATTGATATGCGAAGATAAAGTTCCTGCAATTTCTTTACAACAAGCCGTAGATAATGATTTTTTTGGTCCGGTGTATCATGGAACGTATGAAGATAATCTTTCTAAAATTGAAGACGAAGGATTTAAAATATTTATTGGAATACAAAGGAGCGGAGATATATCACATGGATATGAAGACTATGATTATCATTCTGGGATTCCTGCTCCTATTCATCATTTAGGATTTGGAGTTTATTTTACTACTGTTAAAAGCATAGCTGTAAGGTTTTCAGGTGGAAGTAAAAAGGTTTTAAAAAAAGCATATTTTCTTAATGTTCCTCGTTTAGAAATTATTAATTTTGGTGTTTCTCATACCATGATGAAATGGTGGATAAAAAACGGATATGATTTTAATCCAGATTATAAATATAGTGATGCTTTTGCTCGTTATTCTTTACAGTACTCAGTAAACCGAGGTAAAATTAATCAAGAACGATTAAGGGCGACTATTAATATGACCAATGTATTAAAATCGAAATTTGATGCAGTATGGTTTAAAGGAAAAGGTATTAGAAGACTTCTTGATGGAGACCAAATATGTGTTTACGAACCGGAAGGAAAAATATTTTTAATTGACCCTTCGTTATCTAAAGGATTCGAAATTGGGTCAGTTGTACGAGCCAAGAAAGATATTCAGCATATTAATAGGTATGGAGAAGCATATGGCAAATTAGTTCCCGCCGGTACTAAAGGTATTATAAAAAATAGACGTGAAATGACTCCTTTACAAATGAAATCTTTTGAAGAATTTCCGTGGTATCGTGGAGCAAGTATAAATAAATATGCAGTTTATGTTAAATGGAAAAATATAGGAAATTTAGAAGTAGCCGATGGAGATATTGAGCCTCTTAAGATATAATCATTTTTATCTGCTTATTTCTTCTTATGCATTATATTTATAAATAGACCAGTATTAACAATACAATATTTGACTTATGGCAGACCTTTTAACAAATAATGAGATGTTTTATACTATTTGGGAACCGAAAACCAAAAATCGTTTCCTGATGTATATAGATGGCATTCCAACTTATCTTATTCGAAAGACCGAACGTCCGAAGTGGACCCAAGAACGTAAAACCATTGATTATATTAACTTGCAATGGTACTATAAAGGGAAAACGATATGGAATGAAATTAACTTAGAACTTTATGACCCAGTTGTTCCTTCCGCTACTCAAACCGTTTTTGAATGGTATCGTCTTTCTCACGAATCCGTAACTGGACGTGATGGGTATCAAGACTTTTATAAAAAAGAATGTACAATTGATGTTCTTGGTCCCGTGGGAGATAAAATAGAGGAATGGACATTAAAAGGAGCTTTTCCGACCGATTATGATGGTGGAGAAATGAATTGGACGGATATGGGCGAATCGGTATTAGTTAATCTTAGGATTTCATACGATTACGCAATACTCCAATACTAATTGTATATTAAACGTTAATATTATTTTTAAGTTTATTTAAATATGTATTAATGATATAAAATATAGATATTATGAAGATTGAACTTTTAGAAAATCTTATTCGTCGATGTGTACGAGAGGTTCTTGACCAACTTGAAGAAGGTAAAAATGTCATTAATCTCAATTATTTGAGTGAAGCGGAGGAAGATGAGAATCCACAATCTTCTGCGCCAGATAATCCGCCCGGCTCTTCTCCTGAAACTCCATCTGGGAATAAATCTGGAGATGAGATGGAAAAAGAGCCTTCTACGGAGGAACCAGAGACCGCATTAAAAGGCGCATTAGTTGTTAATCCTAGAAATAAGTCAAATCTTATTCCTATTAAATGGGAAGGAACTGATGAATCTTCTGTTGAAAGAACTCTTTATAATATGGCGGTTTCTATAGCTGGACGAGACGCTAAAGTTTCTTTAGGTGCTCAACGAGCAGGGCGAGAATCTGCTTCTAATCCTAATTTTACAATTTATTTTTATTTTGGAAGATTAGACCCCGAATCGGAAGAAATTTTCTTAATTGCAGATAAAAATCTTCAAATTTGTAAAAATGAATCTGTACATCCTAGCGAACTTGGAGCTCCTGTTGTTTCTGTGCCTACTAGATATACTGGCAAAAAGATTAGAAATTGGGATGATGAACCGAAACCAGAACAATATAATCCCGATGAAAAATATGGAGATTTTGAAAGTCGTATGGGAAGTCTTGTAAGACCCAAGACTTCTATGGCTCCTAGGTATGGAATAGAAGAACCTGATAGATTTATTGAAAGCGCCGCCCCTTTATTTAAAAAAATGATTAATAAAATTCTTGATGGTCGCCGGTAATGAACATTAAACTTGAGCAAATTGATGAATTTTTATATTTGGTTACTAAACAAATATTAAAGGAGGATTCTTTATTTAATCCGGACTCAGAAGATAGGGATTTTAATAATAACCATTCCAATAATAAAAATAAAGGAATAGACCCGACTGATGACCCTAATAAAAATAAAGAGGATATTAGAGCGAGAAAACAGCAAATTGTTAAAGAAATTGCCCAAGTTAAACGAGAAATAGATTCGTTGAAAAAAGAAATGGCTTCTTATATAGAGAAAGTTAAGAAGTATAAAATGGATGATATACCAAAACTTGAAAAGCGGTTGTTAGATTTAAAAAAGGAATTATTAGAATTAAAATAAAATAAAGAATTTTGTTTAATTTTTAATATAAAAAGTCTAAAAGAGTTTTGAAGTAATATGTATTTTAGTACTAGTAACAAACAATAATAATAGTTTATGGCAGACCAAATTATTCCTATTTCAAGGCCGACTGTAAGTCAGCCTGTTTCTACACCACAAAAAAAAGAAGTTAAATTTCCTACAGAAGTTATTAATCTTCCTTCTAAAGGTTGGTTTTATCCTTTAGATAATCCGTTATCCAGCGGACAATTAGAACTTAAAATGATGACGGCCAGAGAAGAAGATATTCTTACGTCACCAAATCTTATTCAAAAAAATATCGTTCTGGATAAGCTTCTTGAATCAGTAGTAATTAATAAAGATATTGTTCTTAATGATATGCTCATTTGTGACAGAAATGCAGCTTTTTTTGCAATTCGTCGATTAGCTTATGGAGATATTTATGACGCGACTATGACTTGTAATCGCTGTGGTAAAGAAAATTCCATTTCAATTGACCTTGGTAAAATGGACAATCGACCCTTTGATTTTGAAAAATATCCGCGAGGAGAAAATGCATTTACTTTTAAACTTCCTTATTCCGGAAGGGAAATTACTTTTAAGTTACTTACTAAAAAGGATGAAAATTTAATTGAACAAGAGTTAAAGGGTATGGAAAAGATTTCTAAAGACGTACGTCGTGAAATTACAACTCGCCTTGGACATGTTATTACGGCTATTGATGGCGATACGAACCGGGCATCTATACGAAAATTTGTTAATGAGGAACTTGTTTCTAAGGATAGTTTAGCTCTTCGTACTTATTTACGAGAAAATATGCCGGATATTGATACTTCCTTTGATTTTCAATGTGTAAATTGTGGATTAGAAAGAAAGGAGGAAACTCCGTTAGGAGTATCCTTTTTTTGGCCTAACTCCGGAGTATAAAGCAAATCTCCATGAAATATTATTTGATTTAACTCATTTTGGAAAAATCGAATATTTTGCTGTTTATGAAATGCCTGTGCAATATAGGGCATTTTATCTTCGAAAGCTTATTAATATAAAAGAACGAGAACAGCGAGAATGGGATAAAGTTTCTTCCGAGTCTAAAGTATCAACATCTAATTCTAATTTAGTTAGAGGGCCTGGTATTAATCGTAATTAATTTAGAGCTATAGCTACGGCTAGAAATCCAATCCATGAAATTATGGCAATTATCCATAAAAAAGCATAAATTATTATCATATCTAATGCTACACGTTGTTCACAATCTTCAAAAATAGCATATTCTTGATATTTCTTTCGTTCAATTATCGGTCCAAAAGCAGGAGCAAACATTCCAAAAAAAATAACTCCCATCAGTCCGATAACACCGATTCCAATAAATAAACGGCCAATCCATCCCGGTTCATTTGTTTCGTTCATGCTATGAATTTAGCACATTTTATATTGTTGTCAAGGAATAAAATTAAAACATCTCTCTATTTATAAATAATATATTGTATAATTTATGGCAGGACCCGTATATCCAAATGTAGATAGTGCTGAAATATCAGTTAATTCTTTAAATGTTGAAAAGGCTCTCCTTGAGTTAGCTTTAAAGCGAAAAACTATATATGAAGAGATTGGCCAAATTAGTCTTAATGCTGAGGCCGATGTTTTAATGCGGAGTAAAGAGGAAGCACGACTTTTGGATGAACTTTCTACTAAGTATCAAAAATTAGCTGAATATATTGATTTAAGAAATAAGGCTACAACAGGTGTATCTTTTGATGCAGCAAAGGCATTAATACGTTCAGCAGAGCAAGAAATAGAAAATATTCATGAATTAATTAGGTTACATAGAAAAGCTAGTCAAATTCAAATACAAATGGAAAAACTTAAATATGCGGAAAACCATAAATATTTTAATTTTGTAATAAATCAAGCAAAAACTCTTTTTGGCGTGCGGGTTAAAGAATTCGGACTTGTTTCTAAAATAAGTGACCAATTACTTAAACTAGGAGTTCGAACTAGATTGCTCGCAAATTTTTTAGGCGGTATTATCATGCTGTTATCATATGGATATAATTTGTTTAATAA